GTCGCCCTGCGTAATAACAAGAGGGTTTGTTTTTGCCAGCTTATATACACCACAAAGATTTACTGCGCCAGTGCCCGTCGTTGCGGCAATGTCGGTAGCAGCTATACCAATAAATTTTCCTGCAATAACAACAGAACCGCTTGTAATTAATGCGCCAGTGTTGGGATACAGTAACACATTGCCGGATTGAACGTAGTTTGTCATTGGTTATACTTTTTTTTGGTGAAGTTGGGCGGCGTTCACCGCCCAACTATATTTTTATCTGATCTAAAAAAAATTCGTTTTCAATTAAGACTAAGAGCCTGCATTCTTCGCAAAGCCGCGATAATCTACTACCTGTGCGCCAAATACCATACGCGCTTTTATCTGTATGCCATCTACCTCAAATCCTACTCTCTGCTCAGTAAACACATCTTGCTCGCCTTCTAAGAAAGCATACTCAATAGTGTCTATCCTGCGAGGGTCTGCAATAAAGAACCAATCATCGCTCGCATTTGCATAGTCGTCAAAGCGAGGCTCTATAATTGGCGTTACAGTATTGGCCCATATATTCTGTCCACCTGCCGTTGTTGGTACAAAATTCAGGCTGGTATATTGCATAGCAAGCTGTTCGTTATCCGGGCCCACTACTAAATATTTAGGCGCAATATTCAAATGCGTCTTGCCAGCAAGTCCTTTTTGCTTGCGCATCAGCTTGCGCAGCAATCCCATATTGTCTACAGTAATTGCGCCAGGCGTTGCGGCTACGTTGCCGTGGTGCGTAGCATCAAATAAATTGTAAGTGTCGCCCATTACAGGGTTGCCAAGTATCAAGGCCCATACAATATCGTTCTGCTTGCGCGCACACATTTCAGCTATCTTAGCTGGCATGCGATCAAGAAAGCTAAGATCGTCCTGTATAATGGTCTCCCATGTTATTGGGATGATCTTACCATACTTTTTCACACTGTAGCTTACGCCAGCATCTGTGAATTTAGCATTGCCATATTCGCCGCTTTCAGGTATCAGATCAATATCGTCCCCCTCGCTTATCTGAGTAAGGGTTTTTGGTCTGAAATCTTTTGCTGTTGACTGGCGACTGAATGGTGTAAATGTGCGCTCCTGCAATTCATACTCTGCGCGCAGCACACGGTTCACCGTATTGCCAAGCAGTATAGGAAAATCAGAAGTGCTTAATGCACCACCACCACTACGCTCGCGCCCGCAAAGTGCCAGTTCGGCAATTTCACGTTTGCTCATGCCGCGGGTATATCCGCTACGCGTGCGCTCTTCGATGCACTCTACAGCCATTTCTATAAGGCTCATATTGCGGTACTCATTGCTACGCAATTCTGTCCTTTCTTCTTTGCTCAGGTGATCGTCGTTGCCACTGCGAAGCAAGATAGCCTGCTCCATAGCGCCGCGTTTTTTAGTGATAGCCTCAGTTCCCATAGTAATACTACGGTTCTGTCCGCCACCGCCATTGTCGCGCTCGGCCCACAGTTTCATAAAGTCCTTGCGGGCTTTATCTGCGCTATGTCCGGCAGTGATATATTCACGCACTTTGTCGGCAGGAATAAGAGCCTGTTCCCCGGCCTCAGTTATTTCTGCGCATCTTGTGCGCTCTGTAGCTGTCGCGTCCGGCTGCGTATTGCGCTCGCCGCCCTCAGCAACTGGTGCTGCTGGCTGTGCTGCCGCTGGTTGTGCTGCTGGTGCTGCTGGTTGCGCACTGCGTTGGCCCTCAGCAACTGGTGCTGCTGGCTGTGCTGCCGCTGGTTGTGCTGCTGGCGCTGCTGGTTGATCCGGCATAGTATTACGATTTTGAATTGTGTCTATAATTTCAGGCGAATACGGCCTGTCGTTTTCATTTCTTACTGCTGAGTTTATATCAGCATTCATAGGCGCAAAAGACACTTCTTTTGGTGTCCATCTTATTGCCCGGTATTGCGGTATGCCATCAGCCGCATCAGAAAGTCTTTCGTATTTCTGTACAGAATAACCTACCGATATATTGCGGGCAACACGCTCTTCCACCTTAAATCTGAAATCCTGCGAACTCGGAGAATTAGAAATAAGCAATGTCGCCAAGCCTCGTTTATTATTTTCAATGCTCGCATGTTCAACAACTCCCTTTTGCGCCTCAGTGCCACCCCACGATCTGTGATTATCATAAACAGGAGCGCCCGCATTCATGCGGCTCATATCCACATGCGCAGGGTCAAAAGAAAGTATTTCGTAAAACATTTCGCCATCCCAATCTCTCATTAACACAGGCGTGTCAGTGGCGAATACCACATCTACAGTTCCTCGCACCTTATCGAAGCTACCGCTAACGATTTCTGCTCTTGTGTGATGTGTACCGATCTTTGGCATGTTCTGATTGGTGTTCGCCACAAATGTATGGCGCGGTTTTCAAACAACAAAATATTTTTGAAATTATTTTTAAAATATTTTTACGCGCTGGCGTTTTTCTTTTTTGCTTGCTTTGCTTGCTTCGGCGTCAACTCGCTCTCAGTAGGCGTTTCAGCGCCCGTTCCATCTGCATTAGGGTCAGGCAATGCGCCATTCGTTCTTGTTGGGTCATAGCGAGGGTCGCATGCAAGCATCAGCTTATTTTTGTCAAAATTCTTATAATCATCTGTGATCTCTTGCAATACCTCTTCGGGATTTTTACCAAGAGAAGATACGGTACTGCTCCAGCTTTCAAATCCATTGCGCACTAACAACATCAATGCATTAGTCTCTTTCACAGGGTCTATCATTTCGCGGCGCGGAGGCGTCCATTTAGCTTTTACTTTTTTGTTATTGTGCTTGCCTGCAATCACAACAGCCTCGCAAAACCAACCCCATATAGGGTCGAGCATCATAGGCACAAGCATTAAGTTCTGCCACTCAGTTATCAATCTATGAAACTCTATCCATCCCATTCTACCGCTCGAAAAATTGACATTGCTATAGTCGCCAGTCAACACCTCATAACTTACACTATTGCCTGCGGCTATCTTGCGCAAGATAGATGTTGCGTATTCATCATAGTTAGTTACGCCCGGAGGATTGGCCATCGTTACGCTTTTGCCTGCTGGCAAATGCTCTATAATGCCCGGCTCTACTTTTTCTCTTGGCTGCGTAGTTGGCGCAACGCCGCCGGGAGGGGTTGTTATATTCAGGTCTGTATCGGTTACAAACACAGAAAAACAAGCCGCTACTTTTTGACGTATCAATTGCGCTTGCTCATACTCGTCAAAATCATATAGGCTCAGCGCAGCAGACGCATTGAAAGGCACGCCGCGCACTTGGCCCGGACGCTCTTTGTAATATACATGCAGCACCTCGCTCGCTGGCACAAAATTACTCTTCAAAAAACCGCCCTCCCCAGGGTGAATATCATACAGCCAATAGCCTAATTTTTTTCCTCGCTTATCGAATTGCACGCCCTGTATAGAATATTCCGTACCCATATTCCCCGCAGGAAATATCACGCTGTTTTTTGTATGATCTAAAAAATCAGGTTCCAGTATTTGTATCTGCATGGGTATGTCTAATGACGCATCCCTGCGCTTACGTATCAGCACCTCGCCGCTTTCTGCTATACAGCGCATAGCAAGCCTTTGCAGCGAATAGAAATTGCCCTGCCCGTCAAAATCACAATCCGTGCTTTCTGCCCAATCTTCCCACAACCCTTTCAGCTTACTGGCTGGCCCGTCTTTTTGATTTTTAGGCACGGGCCTGATGCCATTGCCCGTTGTGTTGGTAGAAATGCTTTGCACCGCACGCTTAGCATATGGGTTGTTGCGTATCAATTCCCGGCTGCGGGCGCGTAACGTATCGAGGGATAGTGCCGTTTCTATGTTGGCACTGGCATTAGTAGCCTGCCACCCCTTAGTCCTTCTGCCCTTTTTTGCAGCATCATACATGCGTTCTTTCTGAGCGCCTAATGCAGTACGGTATTGCAATCTATGGTATGCGCTACGTGGCGAGAATATGCCAACTATACTATCTACTAAATTGAAATTCATAAGAACGATTTTTATTACCAGCCGCTATCGTCGCCTTCTATACCGCAACGATCAGAAAGCCCTTTATTAAATTCGGCAAACTGCCTGCCCGTTTGTGGCTGAGCAAGGCCCAATTCTACCATCATTATATTTCGGGTGCGTATCATATCCGTAAGGCTTCTATAGTCTACGCGCTTATCGCCATAGTACACGCTTTGCGTGCCTGTAGCAATCGCCTTATTTAGCGTAGATAGCATTTCGAGAGTAAAATCTGTAGCAGCCATAATGTGTCCCACAAATGTATGGCATTTTTTATTGACATTTCCAAATTTTATTTTATGGCTTGAAAGCTGCATTAGTGGCTCGTTTCAAAGAATGAATAAATGGCTATAAATAAAAAAGGCGCGGTAGAAACCGCACCTGTAACGTTAAACTTTCAAATTCTTAACTACTCTTCTCTTTTCCTGTCTACACCCACTTCGGGATGTTTCACCGTCTCGCCATTCGGCAATTCAGTTGTTTGTATTGTTGCCGCATCCTGTTCTTTTACCGCAGGTGCAACTTTTTCTTCCGGCCTCTCGTCCTCCTTCATGATTTTTTTATTTAGCAAATGAGTAAAATCTTTCTCTGTAAAGTCTGCCATTCCATCAATAACAACTCTAAATGTCAGCAATCTGTTCATTAGCTATTAGCTTGTATATAAGTGGCAATATCTACTTTTAAAATATCGGCGCGCGGTGTGTCATTTTTATTAATATGGTCTTGTATATTCTTGTAAGCATGTTTTACCCCATTGTTGAATTGCTTTATATCCAGCTTCTGATCTAAACCCTGTATGCTTGTCCAGTTCTCTAAAAAAGACAGCGCGCTTTCATACTCGGCCATCTGCGTATTCGC